ATATTCTCGCATTATTTGTGCTTCTTTTGATGTTGCTTTATAAGAATGAAGAAGGTCATCTACCCAATTTATAAGGTCATTTATAATTGCTTTTATCTTTTCTACAAGAGTTTTCTGCTCGGATTCCGAAAGTGATTTGAATATCTTTCTTCCTTGCTCACTCATAGAAAGAATGTCTTCACAGGCCCTTGCAATTATTTCTTCTTTTGCCGTATCATATAATTTAGCTGCATCAACTTTTTTGCCATCTTTTTTAGCTTTGTCTGCCAATCTATAGTATTCGGCATCAATCAAGTCATCTTTTGTAACAGTTCTTGATTTCAATTCTTCATCGGTATATGTTTTACCATCAATAACTTCTACCAATGCCTTTTTTAGTTTTAAATCTTTGTTTGAATTGTAGTGCTCTGTAAGAGTAGAAAATACAATGTTATTTAGATTTTCCCACAATTCAGGAGATTTGTTTTTCATCCAATGTGTTGTTTCGTGTGACATTGTAGGAATGATGGTTTCTTCAATATTTTTTATTGCATCAAATCCACCTTCGTCAAGGTTAATGGTAATAGTATTTGTTTCCTTATCGTATTTACCGTTGTATTTTGGATTGTTTGCGACAAATGCCACATTCATTCCTGTTGCCTGTGCAAAACCTTTAATGAATGTTACGGCTTGTCTTTGTCTTGAATTAAGTGATGTCCACTTAACTTTTCCTTCAACATCTTCTTCGCCATAGTTAATAACAGATTCGTCAATAATTCCTTTGTAGAATTTTCCGTCTGCCATCTTCTTATTAAGTTCAGCAATGGCTTTTTCGTTTTCTGCAACTGCAATTTTTCTTGCTTCGGCATAAATTGTGTTTACTTGGTCTGTAGAAAGTTTGCCTTTGTTTTCAAGAATTTGATTAAACCTAAAATCATTCTTCGCATAAGCCACAGTAAGATTGAATGAGTTTGCGTATTCATCAATATTTGTTTCGCCATTATATTGAGAAAGAAATAGGTTTGCAACATCCTCGCCATCTGTTCTTGCAATTACTTTCGCATGAGCAACAATGTCTGCATCTGTATCGGCAAGAGTAATTTTATCTGTAGATACTTCGCCTTTTTCAGTATTTAAAACAACGTCTTCGCCTTTTACTTTTAATGCTTTAATGTCTACGGCTTCTCCTGTTTCAGTTACCTTTGTTTCTTCGCCTACATTGAGTTTGTTTTTCTCTTTGGCAATTGTGTTTTCGGTTTTCATAAGAGCCAATTTTCCAAGTGTTTGCATTCCACTTGCTCTCTGCTCATCGGTAGAATTTTTAGAATTCATTTTTTCTACTGCATCAGATTTAACTTCGTTATATAGTCTGCCAAGTTGTGCGTTGGTTACGTTGTCTGCAGTTATTCCTTTTTTAGCATATCTTGTGTAGGTTTCATATGCTTCGGCTATTTCAGGATTGTTCGCAAGGTCAAACATATCACTTACTCGCTCGTTGGTTTTGATGTTCTTTCCTGTGTGCACTTCTGCTCTTGCATTAGATATTGCAGGTCCACCTTCCCATAAACCACCTGACATAGCACCAAGTAAACCTGAATAAACAACTTCGCCCCAATCTATTTTTTCGCCTGTGTCATACCCTGCAGCATAATTTTTAAACATAGGAGTTAATACTTCTTGTACGGCTTCTTCTATACCTTCTGATGCCATACTTCCACCAAAGCGAATAGCAAATTTTGCAAGTCCGTTGTCTATGCCTGATACCATTTTAGAAAATCTTGCACTTGTGCCTCCAAGTTTACCAATACCACCAAGTGCATACTGTAATAATGATTCCGATGCTCCAACAAGGTTTGCATATGTTCTGGCTTGTCCTTTATCATAACCAAGATTAAGCATTTCCTGATATGCATTACCTGATGCGGATACACCCATTGTGCTTGTACCGATTGCAGAACCTAAAACAGGATTACCTGATGCATAAGTAATTGCCGTACTTGTTAAAACAGAAGGTAACATATTACTTGTTGTGTTGATTAAATCATAAGGTACAGTACCCCAACCACCATGTCGCTCAGAAAGGTCTTCTCTTACCATACCTGAAAGTTGTTGAGTGGAATTTACAGGAATATAATCATCCTTAGTATTAAATGCATTAACCAAACCGTTCACAAATTGGTCAAATCCGGCTTCTGCTCCAAATAATAATTCTTTTGCCGTATTGCCCTTTATTCCTTCAAATCTTTCTCGCGCATGTCTATTGCTAAGTTCTTCTTTGAATGAATCAAGATATTTTCTTGCTTCTTTATCCCCAAACTTATTAAAATAATAATTGTAAGTTTTTATTTCATCATCAGTCATATATTGATATCCTGCAGTTATAATAAAAGCATCCGCAGAACTATTTATATCTCCTACCATATCAAGTCTTGTGTCTTCATCTGCATTTATATAGTCATAAATTCGTTTTTCATTACTTTCCGACCAAAACGAATATCCCTTATCTTTATTGTATTTTGACAATTCATCAAAATCTTTGTCATAAAATTCACTTGTTTCGTCACTCACTTTAGATAAAAGATTTTTCTGCTGTACATTTAATGCCCTGTTAAAATATGCATTCTGTTTCGTGTAATCTTCTCTTAGTTCTTCGATGCTACCATAACCATGACTTTTAAGGAAATCGTCTCTTGCCTTCGTTTTTTCAGTTATTATGCTTTTTAATGTATTCGGATTATTGGGTGCTCTTGTTACACCATTTGGCAAAACATTTTGTACTTCTTTCTCATACTTCTCAGCTTCATCCAAAATCTTTTTTGTTTGACCTTTTTTATATTTCAAACTACCTAAATCTTCATTTAAAACTTTTTGGTATTCTTCGTTTGCTTTTTTTGCCTTATTATACGCATCTTTAGATTTAAACCCACCATAATATTTCGACAAATCATCCCAATCATCAAGCACACTTTTATATGAATTTCTTATCTTTGTTATATTTTCATCTGCGCCATAAAACTCTTCATACTTGCCAAGTCGGTCATATATATTTTGAATAGATGAACGTGTACTTTTCATTGTTGATTTCGGCTGCCAACCACCATAAACAGACTTTATCGTATCATTTAGTGATGTCATATCAGATTGTAGTGTATCAAAGTTAATATCTAAATAATCTTTGGCTTGAATAGGGTCATAACCTTTTTTCCTTAAATCACTATACTGCTTAAATCCGCTTGTTCCTTGTTTGTTTGATTCGTTATTAGAAGTTTCATTTCTTTTTTCTTTTATATATTCGCTAAAGTATCCCATATTCTCACATCCTTATTCAAAAAAACATATCTAAATAATCCTTAAATCCATTTATTACATCTTTTCCCTTATCTTTCACAGTTTCCGCAGACATTAAATCATCAATCATTTGGAGTGCGTACTCATTCAAGTTTTCCTTTCCAATAGTGTTGAGATAAACATAAACTTTTTCCATTCTGTCTTCGGGATGACTTGATTTTATTATTTCCTTTATCTTATTTAATTGGCTATCTGTTAAAGCGCTTGGTTTTCCGCTACCACCACCCGAGCCACCTCGAGAAGCACTTGCTGCACGACTTTTAGCATTTTCGGATGCAGTAAAATCTCTGTCTTTTTGCGATTCAATCGTCTGCCAATCTCTCTGTTTTTGATTTTCAGATGCAGTAAATTCCTGACCTCTTGTAAAGTGGTCTTCATTCTGCGCATACTGTTTTTCAAATTCACGAACACCTTCATCAAACTCTTTGTTTTTCCAAGCATTGTCATAAAGCAATTCTGTTTCTTTCCAAGCAAGGTTGACTTTATCTGCCCATTGAGTGTATTCTTTTTCATACATAGAATCTGCGTAGGATAGGTCTGCATTATATAGGTTATATGCATCACTAACTCTTTGACCATGTTCGTTAAGTTGAAGGTTAGCCATATTAAATGCATCGTTTTTGGAGTCTCTAAATTCTCCGTATGCTTCGTTATACATTTGATTTCTGTGCTGATATGTAGCATCATATGCTGCAACATTTCGGTTAAATTCTTTATCATCCATTTCGCTTACCACACCAAACTGACGGTACATTTCTTCGCCTTCCATTTGGTATGCATCAAGTGCCATTTGATAATACTGTGGGAGATTATCATAAGCATCCTCTATAAAAGAGTTATATGCCTGATTACCTGCGCTTGTTGCGTATGTGCTGCCATATCCCCCTGTAAGAGCAGATGCCTGACCAATTGTATCTTGCATTGCTTGTTTACCACTATTTGTCGCAGATGCAAGTGCCTGTTGAAATAGTGGGTCATTATCAACATCATAAGAAAATTTTTCTCTGTTCATAATCTTGTCCATCATATCTCTTACTTGGTCGGAATATGATGTTCTGCCACTCTGTATTTTTTGTAGTTGTGATGCTAAATATCTGTCTGCTTGTTTTACAGAAGTCGGTTTGTCAAAATTTAGATTTAAATCATCTTTTACATCTTTGCTTATTATGTCTTTTTTACTTGCTATTTCTTTATAATTTGATTTTGACTCTTTTGCAGTTTCATAATTGTCCAATGATTCATCCGATTGCTTGAATGTTTCATGCGCTCTTTCATACAACTCATCGGTTTGACCCGGTAGTTTTTCTGCGTTAGATGCATTCTCTCTATCTATAAAATCGTTATTTAACCAGTCATTCTTTTTATATGTAGCCATCGTAAACCCCCTTTAATCTACGGTATATTCTAAATTTCCTGTATCAAAATTAACATTGAATGTTACATTTTTTACAAATTCGCTTCTTATTTTCGTTATAAATGCATCGGAGTTTATAACATCGAATACTGTCAGCGAGTTTTCGTTAACTTTTTGGCTTCCAACACTTTCGCCTTTTCCGTTAAGTAATTCCATCAAATCAGGAGAAAGGTTTTCTTTGGATATATTCATAAGAGCAAATTCAAGAGTTTCCTTAAACTGTATAAGGTATGATATAAGTTCTTGTATCTGCTCTTTTGGTGTACCACTCATAACTTTTGGAAAAGGTAATATATCCATCATTACGAATCACTTCCTTCTTCTATTGTCTTTGTAATAGAATGTATCTTACATATGCCGTTGCCTTTTATCTTATATTTAAAATGGTCGCATCGTTTTGGAATAAGCGGAATAGAATATGTCCTTGTTCCTGTACCACTCATATTGAATTTGTGCTCCCATTCGCCCATTGAATCGTATTGGATATAAAAGTCTACATTCGTTCCAAATTCAAGTGTAATTCTTATATTTATTCTTCCTACATATTTATTATCAGGAGAAGAATACCCAATTGTGCCTGACTCAACGTACCAATTAAATATATCTTCTGCATCTTTAGAATCAAATAAAAGAGTACCACCGACAGATTTCATCATTTTGTCTTTCGCATCAATGAAGTAAAGGTCATCTTTATGCCTTGAAAATACAATTGCCTGTGTATCGTCTTCCTTGCACCATATTCCGTTTTTGGAATCGTACACAAACAAACTATATACATTGTTTTTATTACGCATAGAAATGTAATATTTATCTCCTAATGCACCACCAACTGCATCGTAGTAATTTACATCCCCAAAGTTATCTGAAATACTGTAAGGTAAACTTCCGTTATATACACAGACTCCTGAATTTGACTTGTAGTACAAGATTTCGTTTAAGATGGATAAACTACCACTTGAGCCATCTTGAACACCTCTGCACATCGTTTCTTTTGTTTGATGTCCACCTATTGCACTTACACCTATCTTTATAAGACTATCTTCTTTAAAAAACATAGGATAACCTAAAAAGGTTATTGCTCCTGTAAACTTACCATCCGAGCCGATTGTTGCTGCCCAAGAGTCCATTGAATTGCCCCTGAAACAGTTCCAATTCTTCACGTCTCCAAGTTTGGATGCGTATATTTCGTGTCCATCTTTTGAACATCCCCACAATCTGTTATTGCATTCTGTGATGTATGCCATTTCAGGTGTTTTTCTTTCGACTAAAAGGTCCATTTCGGTAAATGGTTCAAGTCTTCCATTGTATATGCCCGGAATTGTTATGGCATCATCTGTTCTGTCTACAATGTATGTGTTTACCGAATAATGCTCTCCATCGTCTTCTACATTGACAAAAATGTTGTCAAGTGAATCTGTATTTATGTTGGTTGTTATCTTAACTCCGTCTTCTTTTTCAAATCCTTTGCCTATTCCAAGAGCGCTTATTTGAGTATATGTTGATATAACCGACATCCATATGCCTGTTGATGCAGAATATACTTTAAGCGAAGGTTTGCCGTTTGCGTTTACACTCATCTGATAGTCTCCGTCTTTGGCTTGTGTAGTCTTGTAATAATCAGCATCGTGCCATGTTATTGCTCTCCCATATTCATCACAAATGGAAAACTTAATCTCTGTACCTTTTTCATACTCTACTATGTTTTCCATATAACCGCATTCAATTTCTTCATCTGTTGCCTTAATCCATATCTTGTCAGGCATAACAATGATGTATGCACCCATTTTAGCCATAGTCTTCGGAGAAATATCATTAAAACGCACACCTTCAAGTTCTATTCTTTCTCCGTTCTTGTATAGTGCCTTATCATCTATCCACCATAAATCTTCTTTATCAAGTATTCCTTGTGGATTTACAAACGATTTAACAATACCTCTTCTTTGTCTTGGAGATAGAATAGGAAAGTACTTTGAAGTCATGTTCTTCATATCGAAAAACTGTCCTTCATTACAAGATATTTGGTGGTTGTAGCCACCAAATACCGTTGTCATTTCCCTGTATCTTTGTAATTCTTGTAGTTTAGGAAATCGCATTCCAATTCCCCCTTATTCGTCTTTGCTTTTTTGTTTAATAATCTGATGTACATATACACTTGCACCTGCACACAAAACACCTTGTGTAAGACCTGAAAACAAAGCCATAAGTATTCCTTGCCATCCGGTTATAACAACTGTTGCTGCAATAAATAACAGACTTAATACAATTGATGTAATGCCTAATATCATCGGTATGTTTTTGTCTGCAATTTCTGACTTTTTAAGTGCCATTCCATATAGGTAAAGCACGGGAATCAATACCAAAAGTTCAGGTTTAATAAATTCTTTTAACATTTCGTACATATAAATCTCTCCTTTTATATAAATTAATCAGAATTATTGACCACTCTGTCCCACTTATCATGAACATATGAGTTCTCCTTCAAATCATTTGTGTAGTGGTCATATATTTCGTGTGCAAGTTTCCATTGTACCTCGTCTTTGGTTATGCCTTTTTCCACATCACATAAAAAATCTACAAGGAACATTCTGCAACTTCGCACATCTTCTGTTTTAAGTGATTTGTAAATAGGTTTTAATAACCATTTAACAACTAACCCAAATGTAGTACATATTACTCCTAATGCTCCTATAAAAGAAGCAGCAGTAATAATGAATTGACTTACTTCATTTACCGTCACTTCTGCACCCCCCTATACAATAAAAGCATCATATCCGTCTGCTTTAAGTTTCTTTGCCATTGCTTCTGCATTCGCTTTAATTGAATATGCGCCTACTTGCACTTTGTATATTTTTGTATAAGGTTTCTGTGGTACTTTTTTTGTAAGATTGCCTATACTTGCCAATGCGTTAACTATTGCAGTAGCGCACTCATCTGCAAACTTTTCTGTGAGTATAATAGGCACATCTGTTTTACTGTCCATAAATCCGCATTCTACAAGTACAGATGGCATACTCGTTTCTCTGCACACATAAAGATTTTGCTTTGGCATAGGAGTAGAACGGTTGCCTTTAAGTCCTGTTTCTTTTATCAGTTCATCGTATATAATCTTTTGGTAATTTACTGATTTTTCAGATGCACCTGTATATACAATCGCAATGATACCGCCACCACTACCACCATTGATACCTGCGTTGTGATGAACAGAAAGGTAAATGTCAGCACCAAACTTGTCCGCTTTTTCTACTCTGTCTGCAAGTGATACATCGACTTCTCCTGTTGCATCATCTACTCTTATAAGAGAATATCCTTCATATGATGCTTTTAGCATATTCTCTACCTTGTCGCATATTCGGTCATTTAAAATCCATTCTCTTGTTTCGCTTTTGTCAATACTCTTGAGGCATCTTTTTCCCGGTGTGTACTTCCCATGCCCTGAATCAAGTGCTATCTTAAACATATAAATGCCCCCTTGTTATATTAGTTTCGTAGTAGCAAGTGTTCCATCATCATTAACAGTAATTTGAAACTTTGTTCCATTAGGTGATTGAAGTATGCCACTTGTTGCATAACCACATATAACGTCTTCAAATCGTTTCAATTCAACTGATTCAATATAATCTACTATTATTGAACCTTCACTATAAAAATCTATTGCAATTAAACCTATCTGTTTTTCGACCATACGTTCATCTATTGTTATTTTTAAATTCGCAACTGTCCATTCTGACTTAGTAAGTTCAACTACTTCTTGAGCAGAATAAAATTGTGACTGATAAGGGTCTCCGGTGGCTTTACTCATAAGACCTGCACGTACCCAACCTTTTTCATGTTTATATCTAATAGAAACGATAAATTTCCTTCCTATGTCACTTGAAGTAAAACGACTTTCTGAAGTTAAAAAATTGAGAAATTTGAAACGCCCTGAATTTCCTCCTGTTAAAGAAATTCGATATGTTCCATCTTTTAAAGATTCTAGTGCGAGATTACCTTGAGCACCACCTTTAACACTATCTATAAGAATTCCATCCTCTGTGTACTGATTGCCAACACAATCTGATGGCACAGAAGCCGTTGGGGCATTCATAATACTATCAGGGTCAAAATTTAATTTATAAGAATAACCACCAAGAGGGACTTCTTTATTAAGAGTCAAAGACGTATCTTTAAAAGTCTTTCCTTTAATGTAAACATCTTTGGCATACCAACCGTTTCCTTCTCTATCTAAAGTGCGAACATTTTTTCTATTGTTATCATCAGTACCATAACCCACAATGTCTAAATATTTTCTCTCATAATCGATTTCAGCATATTTTCCTTGCATATGTAAATAATCTGCAATACCAATATTGCCTAATCCTTCAATATGTTGGTACATACCTAGACCTAAATTGTTTCCACCTTCAACATGAGTAGCTTTTTGTCTAGCCAATGAGAATGGATTACTTTTATAAGTTTCTATCAATGCTTCAATTGATTTAAGCGCGCCTTGTTCATCAAAGATATGATTAAATGCTCTTTTTGAAGAAACACCTTCTATATGTCCACCAAATCCGGTTACTGCACCTCTATCTCCTTCTGCGTGAGTATTTTCTTCAAGAGCTGCAGTTTCTCTGCCTTCACCGTGTCCTGCATAAGTAGCAATAGTGTCTCTTCCTTCAACATGAGCATATTTGCCGATAGCTCTTGTTCCTGCTCCTTCACTATGCGTAGCAACTGCTAAAGCTTGTGTTTCATATCCGTCTGCATTTGCTCCTGTGCCCATATTTTCAGTTCCTAGTTCTGCATAATCAGGAAAGTGCACGTAACTACCATCATACAAAGTTGTTCCAACATCGGCATTAATTTCCAAGTAGTTGGTTACCTGAATATAAGTGCCTAGTTCATCTGTTCCTACTCCTACAAGTTTGCCTCGCAAATCATAGTTGTAATTTAGCACTACTGTATAAAAAGGTTTATAAGCAACTATTTCTTGAAGTTTTGAAAAGATTTCATCTGTTACATCTTTTATATAATACTTGTCCTCGTGATTGTATTTTTGATTACCAACATATACAGTATCGTCAAATTTAAAACACTTACTTCCAGCTCTAGTTCTTATACCCGAAGCACGAGAAAAATCTCCATCTGCTATGTTGTTTTCGTAGTCATTGAATATTTCAGCGCCGACTCCGTTGCCTTCTTTGCCAAATTTCCCGTCTTCTCCATCAAAATAATCAACATTCTTTCTTGGTGTGTATCCGTCTTTTCCGTCAACACCATCTCTGCCATCTTTGCCTTTAAGCATTTCTATGTTGGTTGAAACAAACGATTTAATGACATCGTTAATCTTATCAGCGCTTAAAGATGCGCTAAAATACTCTGTAAGAATATATGTCATATCTTTTTTTAGGTTTTCATATTCTGCATCGGAAAGACCAACATTTGCGCCTGCAGGAGCATTTGCTTTTCTTGGCTTTGTTACATCAAGTGGCATATGCGTTTTGTTGTAGTATTTTCTGTACTCCATCATATATGTGTTGTATAACGCAGCAGAGTTGTTGTACCTTGTGGTTTCTCCGTTTTCTTCGTCTATCTTCATTTTTAGATATGCCGTATATAATCTGTCATATGGACTTTGAACAACAAGAGAAACAGATAATTTGTCTTCTGTATAACCTTCAAAATCGTCATATCTTCCGTCATATCCTTCATGAGTCTTAAGTACTTCGTTTATGATTATCTCTTCTATAAACGAAAGCCACATAACTTTTTCTTTTATCGTGTATTGGTTTGGCTTAATGTTATCAACAATATCAATACAATCCTTTATTGTCATTGCTTTCACTCCTTCCAAATATAAAAAGAGGGATAAACATCATATAATGCTTACCCCCTCTCTTTTTTTCTTTGTTATTAGAGTCCTAATTCTTTTTCTTTATCTTTTTTGGCTTTTTCAAGTCCATCTACATATTTCATTGCATATTCTTCTGCTTTTTCTGCATTGCGAATAACTTCTGCAACTTCTTCAGGGATTTCGACTGTTTCCCCACGTTTAATTATGTAATTCTTGCCGTTAACTGAAAAGAATTCTTCCTGATTTGCATTCTGACCTGATAATCTTGGAAGACGGACTTCTACTCTTCTTTTTTTCGTAGCATTATCTACTGCTTTTTTAGTTGTTTCTGCCATTATAAATTCCTCCTAAAAAGGTATTTAAGGAGCAGATGGCGAGTCTGCTCCCCATATATTTATTTTAAATTAGTTTGCTTCGTCTACATCTCCGAAACTTGAGCCGGATTCTACACGAAGTAATCTTTCCTGATAAAGAATTTTAGCACCATGACAGAATTTGTAACCGATTGTACCAAACTGATTCAATGGTCCACCAATCTGTTCTTTAGTTTTAATAATCATTTCCATTCCTTCGCCCTGTGGGTCAAGAATACCAAATGATTTTGCACCTAAAAATAGTGTTGCATATACGCAAGTGCCATCTTCTTTCCAAATTTTTGCGTTGTTAGATTCTATGAATCTTACACCATGTAATTCTCCGATTTCGCCTTTGAAAATAGGAGTAGGATTAGCATATTTCTGATATTCTTCCCACTCTTTTCCTCTTAAGTCATGAGCAACAGATGGATGAATAACTGCAACATAATATCCGTTGATTTTTGGTGCTTTGTTTTTCTTAAGCCATGTTGCTGCTTTTTTAACTACATCAGGAGTAAGTATACAAGTTTTTGTAACATTACTTCTTGATGCAACTTCTGTATCTCCATCAGGGCAATACATAACAGAGTTACCACCAACAAGAATATTTCTTGTAAGTGTATCGTATGTTTCGCCTTCTGCAGCACCCATTTCTTCAGTAGCACCGAAGATTACATCATCATAAGACTCAAGTTCAAGTCTGTCTGATACTGCAACATAATCCCCATGCTGAGTTGTTTCGGCTTCGATTTTTGTCATACCGAAGTTCTGACCTGAAGGAATAACACCTTCCTGTAGTGGTGTTAGTGCTTTAGCAAAAGTATTGAATTTTCTCCATTCTACTTTATTGCCTTTAAGCGCCTGTTTTTCCCCTAACTGTGTAAACACCATTGTCTCTCTTGCATTTTCAAGAAGAGTTGTGTCATAGAATGTCTTCATAGTCGGAGACATAGATGCCTGTGTAGTTACGTTAACCGGATTTGTGGTTGGTGCTCCCGCCTGACCTTCTGACCAAGCAAAAAGCTGAAGTTTAAGTAATAGTTTATTCAATTTCATTTCCTCCTTGTTTTAAACACAGGGAGAAATATTTATATTTTATTTGTTTTTATCTCCCTGTCTGTTTTCGTCTTTGTTCTTCGGCAAATTTTCTTATTTGCTGAAGATTCATATTTCTAAAGTCTTGTTCTACAACAGAAGGAGCTTGTGAAGATAATCCGTTTTCTATTGGTCTTGCCTTATTAGATGCTACTGCCTGTGCAGTTTGCTCCTGTATCTTTTTAGATGCTCTTTGCACGGTATTAGTAAGTATCTCATTATAATGACAAGCCATAAATGCTGCCGTAGTATCTCCGTTATTTGCAGCACAAAGCCGTCTAAATCTTTCGTCTTGCATTTCAGTTTCAAGGTCAAAGTCAGGGAATTGTGCTTTTGTCTTTTCGGCATTTTGTCTAAGCACCATAATGTGCTGACGCATCTGTTCCTGTCTTTGTCTTTCTTGTTCCTGTGCATCGAATTGTCTTGCTTTTCTTTCCATAGTAACAATTCTACGGGCCTCTTGGGCAGAAATATCATGCTCCATAGCATAATTATCATAGTATGAGTCATCTTCATCCACTTTTTGTGAAAGTGTTTCTAAAAAGTTCTCATCGTCAGGACTTACTCCGTACTTTTGAGCAACTGTTTCAAGGATTGCCTTGTGCTTTCCTAAATTTTCTTCAATGCCTTTGTACTTTTTAAGTCTTTCGCCCATTGTTTTCTTTATGTATGCTTCGTGCTCTTCCTTATGTGATTTTATGAAATCGTCATAGGAAACTTCGTCTGTTGCACCTTGCTCATTGGTAGTTTGAGCATTATCATTATTCTGTGAATCAGCATTGGTTGTACTTCCCTTTTGCTTTTCCATAGCTTTTTGATAGTATTTTTTTGCTTTCTCAGGGATGAAAGCAGGTATTTCTTCTTTTTCTCCTGAATTGTCTTTTCCTAAAGTTTCTCCGGTTGATTGAGATGCAGAGCCACCATCTCCACCATCTCCACCACCATCAGCGAATAACTGTAGGTTAAGTAGTAGTTTTTTTAGCATATAAAATGCTCCTTTTTAAAATCTGTAGTTTCGGATACGAGCCGTTATGTTAATTATAAAAATATCGTGTATAACCTTTCTACCCCACTACGATTAGTTTCACGTTTTTTTTATAATTTTTTTCTACAAGTTGGAATCCTGTAAGGATTGTCCAATAAATAAGTGAAACATTCGCCATGTATTCTTCCTTTGGAATGATTGCAAGGTGTCCGTTTCCGTCTTCATCACTAAACTCTATATCTTCCTTAAGCATATGCCTTGCCTCATACAAAGACTCTGCCAATGTGTAAAATAGGGTAGATATAGCCGAGCAGACTATATCTTCTCCCTTTTTGCCATGCTCTGCATGCCCTGTAATGTCGAGTGTATATGATTTAGGATTAAATGTTATGTTTATCATATTTACTCCTTAATCTGCCTGTGTAGATGAACGTGCACCTTTTCTTGCCTTTTCTACGAATGGATGCTCGTCTGTTTCTTCAGTTTTTACATCTGCTTCTGCGCCTACATCTTGTGGAATAGGCATTCCACCTTGATTCAGTATTTGATTTGCAACTTGTTCTGCGAGGGCAGGGTCAAGTTTCTGTGCAAACTGTAATGCCATCTGCTGATACATAAGCAACATTTCAGCAAGTGTTCCGTTCTCACTTATCTTACGCATAACTTCATCTTTTTTGTTAAAGTCCATCATTCCAAGACAAGCAAGTGCTTGGTCGGTCATCTGTGGATTAAAGAATCCTGCGTTATAGAATGAAAGTGCAAGGTCATTGATTTCCATTTTCTTATATGGATTTGCTTTTTCACTTGTAATTTCTATATCAAATTCAGGTAGTCTTAATCCTATATCATTACCCATTGTCATTTGTGATTGTGGTTTTAGACCTGAATTGTTATATGCCACAAACTGTTCTTCCATTCCATCAGGATTTATACGAAATGTTCTCGGCACATCGTAAAACTGACGAATAAGTTCAACTATCTGATAGCAGACATCTCTAAACTGTCTATGGAATGTTTTGTTAGAACTTCGTGCATTTTTGCCTTGTGATTCCTGTAGTGCTGCAATACCGGATGCACTTGTTACACCACTTGGCGCAACACCATTGTTAACATCCTGATTACTTGTTACATACTTAAGTTCGTCAATCTTCTGTGTTAGGTAGTTAACGTATATACCGTCAAGTCTTTTGTACTCAATCGGTCTTATAAAATCATCACTTAAATTGCCTTCTACATGCACAAGTTTTTGGCTCTTATCATTAAATTGCTTTTCGTTAATTGTACCATCCGCCTTATAAAAATAACGAGCAGATGCGCCTTCAATAGCATTATCTACAATTGCCTTGTTTAGTTGGTCTATCTGTAATTGTGTATCTCGACCTATATCTGTAATGCCATACCCACAGATGCTTCCTTCGACAGGGTATAAAGCCATAGAAACAAAAGGATATAATGCATGGTCATATAGTCCTGTTTCTGCAATAGGTTTGCCTAGCGGAATTGTAAGTGGTATTCTTGTTTCAGGGTCAACTGTAACCTTCTCAGGTGCTACAATTTCATTTTCTGTGGCATATAAAACAATGTCATTAACATACTTAACATACTGAAGTGTTTTTCTGCCGTTAACATATGTATGGTAGTACCAATCAACTACAACAGACTTGTCCGATGTATCTACTTTGTCATCGTATAAGTATTTGGCAAGTGTAATGTTACTACCACCAAGTTTGCCGACGCACCCAGGGTATCTTTGCTCAAGTATGCTATTTGATACAAGTTCTGTATTGAATATGTTCTGTGATTCCTGAATATCAGTAATACCCGGTTCCCAAAAGAAGTTAATGAAATCAATTTTCTTGACAACTATATCCCCAAGACCATTGTGCTTTGAGCCATCCCAAAATACACCTTGTATGTTTCCACCATGTTTCAATGTGTACCATACAATATCCGAATATGTATCTTCGTATCTGTTCTGCTCCAATATAACAGGCACTATGTTTGAAAGTTTAATTGCTTCTGCCTTATCATCACTCTGTCTTGGTTGAAAGTTGCAAGTAGGATAAGAATCCATAGTATCCGAATATCTTGATTGAATACAAGACCATAGCCATGCCGTTGCAGGTTTAAAGTCATTATTTCCATCGTTCATATAATTCCATTGTCTAAGTTTCCAAAACTCTTCATTTGCAATGATTTTCTGCTCAAGTCTTGCTTTGCCTTCTTTGTACTTGCGTAGTATTTCCGATGCTTTTATAACGACCTCAGAATCAATTTTCGGCTTCATCTGTGCTTGCAGTTGTTTCTTTTGTGCAGTTCGTTTAAGCATCTTTATTTCGTTTTGTGCCCTTATTTCAAGTTCACTTGGCTGACTTTCTGCCATAGGCATTTCTTCCTGTGGCACTTTTGCTATGTCATCTTCAGGCACTTGGTTTTTGTTTCTCTTATCCATCATATCCTCCTAAATATTGCTTTGTTATATGTACTCTTCTCATACTGATTAAGTGGGTCATATAACGGTATTTCCTTAACTTCTATCTTTCTTGGTGTTATTGGTCTTGACATACAGAAATATCGCAAACTGTCTGCGATATGGTCTTCTCCGTCTGTGTCAAGGTCTTCCACCTTGTGTTCGTCATACATCATAAGTGGTAAGGTCCTTATGGTATCTTTGCAATTCTCAAATATATATAGCATTGCTTTGCCGTACTCATCGAATTTAAGTCTTTCGTGTATTTGCATCCATCCGGGTATTCTGTCATTTATACCTTTTTCAAACCATAAATGTTGTTTCTCGGCTTCTTCTATAATGGCAATACCTCTTGAGCCGTCCCATATCGAAGGGTCGGCAACACCTTGTATTCTCTTCCCCTTAAGGTATGGATGCTCTTTTTCTATCCTTGCAACTTCTCTGAATTGTTGTTCAGGAGACCATTTAACCCCTTCGTTTGGAGTTCCTGTGCAGCCGTATAACTCTAAAATCATATATGCAATACCTTCATAGTCTACTGCATACCAATTAACTGCAAACGGCTTACCAAAACCGAAGTCATAACTTCTGTATATCTTCCAACCACTTGGTATGTTAAACGGCTTAATAACGTGTGTCCATCTATGCTCCTTAAGAGCTTCTTCTACAGTTATTCCTGCATCATGGCAACATTGCATATCAGGTGTTTCTCTAAATTCTTCAAAGAAAGCACCTTCAAACACATCCCATCTGCCTTCAAGCCATGCTTTTTTAAGTTTTGGTGGTAGTGCTTCAAGTTGCTTTATATAGTCAGGATTCTGCTCCATAAGCGCCTTGTTGTCCGTAACAAGACTCTGTATGAACATATAGTCATTTGCATCTTCGCCAACGTCATATTTTTTATCTATGAATAATCTTTTAACCCATTGATGCCCTTCATGTCCGGGATTCATTGATAGATATACTCTTTTAGGAAATTCATTAACACCACGCACACAAGCAGATAACTTTTTAAATTTATCTTCGCTTTGGTGTGTGGCTTCGTCAACGAATAAGCAATCAACTTCAGTTCCCTGAAATCTATCTGCATCTTTTTCTGTATCGCAATATCTGAACAGTATTCTGCTCCTATTTGGAAATGTAATATTCTTTTTTGAATCGTTGTATGATGCAATTCTTTCTTTTTTGTTTGGATGATGGCATCTTAATATTTCGCATAATGGATTTATATGATTCTCTGTTAATTCAGGATATGTTTTACGGACTATCATACACTTGATGCCCGGATATTCTAAACATAACAATATGCATTTTGTTCTTATTGCCCAACTCTTGCCACCACCTCTTGTCAGGCACCTCCAAAGGCAATATACTTTTTATCATTCGCAGTTAAAAACAATTCTTGTTTAGGACTTGGTCTTTCTATTGTCAATGTAGGCATTTGGCATCACTCCCTTCTACTTACTCCATTTTCCAATTTCATCTTCAAACTTTACAGTAACAGAAGTGTTTTCCTCTTCATCCATAGCATCCTTACGGAGTTTATTTATTCGTGCTTCCTGTTCTCTTAAGTCAATATCACTCTTAATGCCTTTAATATCTTTAATGTCTTTAAGAGCAGATGTGCATTGTTTAATAGATTGACTATCAACAACTTCAAGTGCATCCAACAATCCAATTATCTTATCAAGAAGTTTATCAGCCACATCATCTATCTTCGCATTCCGATTGGCTTGTTTTTCTCCCATAAGATTTGCAAAATTTGTGTCTGCTTTGTGTCTTGCTTTTTCTCTTAACTCTGTCCATTTTTCTCTTCTTGCATGTTCTTTGAGAGTGCTGAACGGGACACCATATCTTTCTGCGAGTTTTCTGTAGCTTATTCCCCCGGCAATGTATTCTGCCTTAATCTTTTTCCAATCCACAGAAATCTCCTTCCTTCGTGTTGTTATACATATATTTTAATTATCTCGTGTATTATTTTTCTACCCCACCAGGAGCACAAAAAAGAACAGGGCAAATATCCCTGTTCAATCTATTTCAAATCTTTATTGTACTTTAATATTTCATGTCTTTTTCTCACAATAGGAAAACATCCATACTTTTTAATTCGTTTCATTGCAAGTTTCATTTTATCCGTTTGCTTTAAGGCATTTTCTATATCTTCGTTACTACAACTGTATAATAACCTTATAGTATCAAATGTATCTCCGGTAAGCCACCAAATAATCATATTGTATTCTTTGTCTGAAAAAATGTTTTGTGTATAATTCTTATACAATCCCATTCTTGCGCGTTTTGTTGAAATTACATGTCTTGACCGCCCTAATGCTTTTGCAATTTCTGCATCTTGCATCTTAAACCAATTGTCTTTTATAAACTTTTCTTCTTCCGGTGTAAACTTTCTTTTATTTCTATTGTATGATACTTTGTGGAGCTTGCATTCACTTCGCCATTTGTCGTATATATAATTTGAAATATCATACTTTTGCATAAGTTCAGTTTTAGAGAGGATATGAAAATCTTTTTTAAATTCTTCGTTAAACTTTATCATCTAAAACACCTACCTTTCTGCAAAGGTTTCTTCAAATGGTTTTCCTACAACTTCGCACAATCGTTTTATATGCTCAAGTTTAAAATGTGAATCATGTTCCCCTGTAATAAAACTTTTAAACTTGTCAGTATTGCCTGTTGCATATCCATACACTTTTTTGCACATAGAAGATATGGTTTCATCATAATTATTTTCAAAGTGTTCGTATATTCCTTTATAAACAATTTTATCAATTAATAATCGTTGTTTTCTTTTTCCCCTTATTCCGTACACCTTTCTTTCATACAAAACCATTCTCTGATGTACGGCTTGTTTTGATATTCCACAAACATCAGCAATTTTTTGAAATGTATCTCCATTTTGATACATCTTATACATTTCTTCATTCGTCATTTACCTAACTCCATTTCTTTTACAAGGTTGTCAATAAGTTTTTCAATCCCTTTGAAGTGAATATTCATAACTTCATCCTCTTTTTCGCCTTGTTCTTTACAAAGTCTTTGATATTTTAACCTTACTTTTTCTACTTTTTCTTTCAATCTCTCTGCAAACTCTTTTATTGCTTCGAATTTGGCTTCCACAAGCATTTTCGGAATGATAGTGTGTAATTTTACATTGTCGCTTTGTAACCTCTCAATCTCTTCCTTTTCTCTGTTGATTAGGTCAAGAATATCTTGCTCATCAATTTCCTTGCAGCCACCTGTTTCTTTGTTGTAACAAGGGCATTCTTTACATTTACAATCTCGGCAACACTCCAAAGCCTTTATAATCTCGTTATCTTTCATATTATCACTCCTTACACATACTCTGCTTCACAACCTATGTATCTCAATAATACTAACGCAAAATGATACCCATATTCTGTGAATGTATATGCTTCTTCGTCTGTTTCAAAATCCCACACGTATATATCATCATTGTCAACCATAATGACATATCTACTCTCTTTATCATTTTTGCATATTTCAAGCCATTTTTTATCTTGTTCATTCATATATTATCACTCCTTTGAATTGCGATTTCATCGGTTTAATCATCAATTTCATCTACTTCTCTTACTTGTACGCAATACAATTTACCATCAAGTGTAAAATAAAAATCATCGGTATGTTCAATTTCTATATGTCCTTCGTGATGCCACTCGTTATAAATTGTATCAATTACTTTTTGAGCAAGCGTGTTTGTTATTACATCCATCTGCATTATTTATCAATCCCTTTCACATAACGCTGAAATTGCTTCATTTTTATCTCTGTTAATTTTCTGTATCGCTCTTATGCAAGATGACATCTCAGCATTTTCACTTTCAATTTTATTCATATTGCCTTTTATGCACGCTATAAGTATTTCAATCGCCTTGAATTCTTCGTTAAGTTCGATTATTGTTGATATAGCTTTTTCAAAACTCATACTCTCACTCCTTAAAATCGTTCTTTTATTGTTCTTTTGGTCTTACACAATAGCCAATAGTGTATGTTTCATTATCTTCTTCCAAATTAAGAATATTGACATTTCTACTTATTGCGACGTTATAGCCATTGTTTAAGAGCAATTTTAACTGTGTTATCATTTCATCTTCGGTCTTAACATTTATGTGCTTTATATCAGCCATTCGCACCACTCCAATCTATACGCTGACCGCAATCACTACAATAATTCGGCTTATCAACGCATATATCTTTACCGCAAACAGGGCAATAAAGCCAACCATCTTCTCTTGCCGGTTTCGGTGTCGCTCTTTCCAAAGCATTCGCAACCGCCTTTTCATTGATAATTATTTTTGTTTCAATGCCGTTCTCAACCGCTATTTTCTGTATTTCGCCCATTATGGCACTATCAACCGTTTTGTTTCGTTCAATGATAATCTTCTCAACTATGCTCTCTATGTTCTCCACTTAATCACCGCCTTATATATCAAAATCAACATCTAACGGAATAACTGTATCAAGCATTATTTTGATTTTTATGCCCTCATCATAAGACAACATCAATACTCCATTATTCAAGGCAAAAACAAACTCGTCATCTTCTTCAAACTTAAAATCATCGCCATACATTTCTTTTAATTTTTTAGTTGCTAATTCTAAAATATTTTCCATATTTCCTATCACTTTTCCCCACCTCTTTCTTTTGGTGTGCGTGTGTTTCTTTGTTTGTCAACGCAATTATAAGTAACCCAAGTATGGTAATTACATTCGTCACAGATATATCCACGCCCACCCTGACTATCATTAGCGAAATGTCGAAGTTTGGTGTGACAAATTGGACAATAACCGAAATTAAACCCTTTTTTTTCTAAGATAATCCCAATAGGGCATATTAACAATACAACCAAAATTCCAAATATAAAATATAATACTTTAACCATTATGTATCTCTCCTTCCGTCCGTTTTCGGCTTTCCTACTGCACAAAATTTCATACTATCAGCCATTCTTGCAGTATTGAATGTATCTTCTACAATGCAACTTCCTTGCATGTAGCAATTATCACATAATACAACTTTTCGCACATTCAAATCATAAAGAACATTCGCTTTTTCATCATCATCAATAACAATGGTATTAACATAAAACAAATCTTGTCTTAATTCTTCAATCTGTTTTTCTTTTGTTGCCATCACTCTGCACCTTCTTTCAAATCTTCAAACTTCAAAAGATATTGTGCTTCGTCATTAAATATCTTCTTCCGTACCATATATTTTTTTGGATTTTTCTTTATATGGTGTAATTTTACTGATTTTATTACATCTTCAACCGCACTTTGTTTGTCAAGACTTGCCCTACTTGCATAATGGTGTCTTGCCCTTTGTTCTTCCAAAATAGAAATAACTTCACTAAATTTTATATAATCACTTTTCTTACCGAAAAATATCACTACTGCACACCTTCTTTCAACAGTTCAGGATTATCGTGTATGTTGCCGATTACTTCAAGCATATCCAACTCGTCGCCGTCAACACTTAAATTCCAATACAGTTCCCACAAAGAAACAAAATTGTCGTTTTCGCAAGAAAAGTCAAGTTCTATCGGTATGTTGTCATTTGCACCAATTCCAAATGCACCACTTTCAAAAACAATTTGTCCGACAAATTCGCATTGTTCTTCGGGATAATATCCTTCTTCGTCAACATATAGGACAATATCCCCCTCGAAAATCTCGTTTCCGTTCTTGTCGGTCAATCCTGTAAATTGTCCTACTGTTTCGGGGATAACTTCTATCATTGAAGTCATACCATTGTTTATACAACTGTTTATTTGGCATAATGCAGAAACACAAATATAATATCTATCTTTACTGACAATTAAAGAGCCATATACAAAACTACCCTCACAATTATCTTTCCAAATGTCACCAAAAAACACCCCGTTGCCGTAGCTTTTGGGTATTCCCCTGTACAAATGTTCTCGCATCATTCCTGCACACCGCCTTTCTTCAAATATTTTGCAAACATAGAAAGTTTAATATCTAAAAGAGTGTCAAACATTTCATCTGCTTCATTTTTACATTTTTCGCATAATTCAATCTGTCTTGTATAACAACTAAGTTCAAACCCTATCTGTTTTTGCACAGGTATTTTTACAGAAGTAAGCGTTTTGGCTTCATTTCCACATCTATCACAATAGTATTTAATCATTCCGCACCGCCTTTCTCGGTTGGGTGGTCTTGCTTCATAAAGCATAGCCAATGTGTCTTTTCTCTTTTTCCGCTTTTGTGGCCGAACAATGGAGTTTGTCCGATAACATCAATAATTGTTGAAACAGAAACATCGGTTTCGTTCCATTTGAAAATAAGCGTTCCGTTCGGTTTCAATACTCTCATACATTCTAAAAACCCCTTTTGCAGAATTTCCTGCCAATTATCCTTCGGCAACTTTCCATACTTTTTGGACAACCAAGAATTATCTCCAACTTTAATCAAGTGAGGAGGGTCAAAAACAACAAGGTAATATGTATTGTCTATCATCGGCAAACTTGTAAAGTCGCAAACAATATCAGGCTTAATTTCTAATGTTCGGCCATCACAAAGAGTATCTTCCAAAACCCTCAAATCGCAAAAGTCAACATTTTTGTTTTCTTTATCAAACCAAAACATTCTACTTCCGCAACAAGCATCAAGTATCTTTTTCATTTCCCTCATCTTCCTTTCTCAAAATGGCAAACTATAATATTTGCACTTTGTACTAATTTGACTAAACAATTCAAATATTGCCCTTGTTTCTTCGTTAGAGAATATAATAATCTCATCTTTATTCTTGTTGCTTCTGTCATAATTCCTTAAAGTGATATTTCCGTCAGAATTAAAACTCGCTTGACAATTTGGCAAATATTCATCAATGTTATTATCTGCCGTTTTTATTTCCTGTTTTAATGTTGTTTCTCTTTTAAGTATTTTCATTTCCCTTCCCCCTTCAATGCTTCTTTGGTTAGAAATACTGTTTTGCCTATTGCTGAAAATGGAACTCGCAAATTATATCTCATATTCTGTGCCTGTGCATTTATTGGTGTTATTTTTATTAGCTTTTGTTTCTTTGTTCTCACGATAGAAATAACTTCGCAAGTGCTATATCCTGTATATCCGTTTGTGAATTCGGAAAATATACATCTGTTGTCAATATATACAAAATCCCCAACCTTGCAAGGTGCAACAATAGTATTGTTATCAATCAAATACTCTGCTATATATTCTTCATATGGTTTGTACAGTTCGCCTATATCCCTTCTATGCTCTGCATACTGCATTGCTTCTTTTATTAGTTCTGTTAGTTTATTTATCATTTTCGCACCTTCTAAAAAATATCATTAAGTTTTCAACTATATTTGGCACAAGCATATTTGCTGTGTGCAAATCTACCCTGCCATATATACTTTGCTTTACTATTTGTGTTAGTTTGTCTTTCATGTTTTTTACCTCTCTAAATCAAATAAAGACATCTGTGTATTTATATTACTAAGCATCTGAGTTTGAGCATCATTATAAAATTGTTTTACTATTTCAAATCCATAACTACTTCGATTTAATTCTGCTGCAGCTCTTAAAGTTGTTCCACTTCCGGCTACAGGGTCAATTACTACATCGCCCGGGTCGGTAAATATTTCTATAAGTCTTTTTAATAATGATACCGGTTTTTGTGTAGGATGAATTTTTGGATATGTTTTTGCATTATCTCTTCTCCACTCAAACCAATTGAATATCATTTTTTTGTTATTATTAAACTTAGGAAGTTTCTCTCTATAAAGAACAAGGCCATATTCTGTTGCTCCTACAATTTTCATATTTGCTTTTAATACCTGTGCGCTATAATTTTTTATAAATACAAGTGGTATATGATGTTTAAATCCATGTTTTTCGGCATATTGTAATACCATAGGAATTTGTTCAAATGCACAAAATACAATCATTGCAGGCGCTTTTCCTTTTTCTTTCGGCTCTTTTATGAGTAGTTTATTGCAAAAATGAAAATACTCCGCGATATTAAAATTGTTATCTGTACCAAAGAATTGTTTTCCTGCTTTTTTACTCTCTCCATTCTTGTTATCGCCATCTATGTACCAAACAGGATTTGATGCATATGCATTCACACCCAAGTTGTATGGAATATCTGCTATAACAAGTTGTGCTTTCGGTATGTTATATCTTTTGTAATTTTGAAAGTGGTCATTATATAATTCCGTTTTTATTTTTCTTAAAGTATTTATTTCTTCCATTCATATCTCCTTAAATCATATCTCCAATTATTTCTTTTATTTCATCTTTGTATCTGTTGTAATCAGTAAGTCCCATTGGAGAATACACACATATTTCTCTTGTTTTTTCGCTGATTACAATGTATACATAATTTCGTATAAATCTTTTGTACGTCTTTTTCTTATCATCATAATTAAAGTTTTTACTTCTTAACTGTGATATATCAACGTCATTTTTTAAAGTGAGCATTTAATCACACCTTTGTTATCACTATTTCCGTTCTCGGATTTTCTTTATCGTATAAAACTCTGCTGCCATCATGACTTTGTATTACAGTAAAATCATCATCCTTTAGCAAACCTGCCTTTACCATTACATCATCTATTGATTCAAGTAAATTTGTTAAATCGCATCTTCGTTTTGTAGGCATATAGAATAAACATTTCACGTTTACCGGCTCTGTTATATGTATTCCTTTAGGTATAAACCACATGGCCGATTGTTCATACTCTCTATACTCTTTTGAAGGCATAACAAACGGCTTGCCTGTTCTTGTATTTCTAAATATCTGTTGATGATTCTTCTTTGATATAGGTGGCAACTTAACTGTAAATTTAATTTCCATTTATCCTTCTTTCTAACATCTGTTTTTCAAAATCGCTTAAACTTCTGTTTTCGCTATAGTTATTTAAGCCCTTTTTATTTTTGCGCTTATAATTTTCCTGATGCTTTTTAACATCATCAATATTTTTAAAACCTTGCTCTTTCCAACTTTCAAGTATTGCATTTATGTACGCATAACTTTTCTTATTTTGTGATACTGCTTCTTCTATAGCCAAAATTATAAGTTCTTCACTTACAGAATTTTTCCATAAAGTGAGTTTTGTTTTTGTTGCTGATGATGCTTTTTCTATGTTTTCTTCGTATGCTTTCATTACATCATCTACTTTATTTTCATTTACTTTATTTTCATCTATTTTATTTTGTGCATTATCTATACTTTTTTCGGGGTTTTCTTTAATTTTTAAAGGGTTTTCTTTATCGGAAACTTTTTTAAAGGCAATCTTATTAAGAATACTCTTTGGAACATCCTTTTCATTGTTGATGTCAAGCAAAAAGTATTCTTCGTAAAATGTAAAATTTTCACGGCTGTTAAGCATCCTTACAAAGCGCCGTTGGATTCCGGCTGACGTTAATACTTTGAACAAGTTAAACACGGTCTCATCAAATATGCCACATCTAACACACCCTAAAATAAACTCAGCCACAAAGGATGGGACACAACCACAACCCGCACCATCTGACACAAGGAAGCACTTGTTTTTGTCCCACTTTGTGTAATATCCATTTTTGCCATATAAGTCGCACAAAAGATAATCTAATAAATACATTCCTTTTGCACCAAATTCGCCTCTTAAGATTTTTACTTTATCATCGTTGTAAAAATCAGTATCCTTAGGAAAATAGCCCACCCCATCTTTTAGAGGTCTTGCCACTTTCTCACTCTCCTTTTAAAATGGTAAATCATCATCATTTGGCATCGGCATGAAACCCGACATATCAGCATCAATATCATTATGCTTTTCAATCTCTGTTGTTTCTGTCTTACTGCCTGTAAAATATACTTCTTCTACGTTTACATCTGTTGTGTAATGCACCTGTCCGTCTTTTTCATACTTGCCTGTTTGAAGACTTCCTGCAAGGGAAATCATATCCCCTTTATTAAAATACTTTGCTACAAATTCTGCCGTTTTTCTCCACGCAATACAACTTATAAAGTCTGCATTGTCTTTATCAAATCTTCTGTTTACGGCAACTGTAAAACTTGTTACCGGCACATTGTTTTGTGTTACTCTTAATTCAGGGTCCTTTGTTAGTCTCCCGAGAATTACCACTTTATTCACGAACATCTCTCCTTTATAAATAATTTCGTCCTATTAGTTTCATAAACTCATTATGTGAATGTGTTTCTTCGTACTTCCTTTGACAATCTGCTTTTAACTTGTCCATATTTTCACGATTAAAATGCACTCCAAAAGGTGGCTCATTATGACAATAGTGGCAAAGATAAACCTTAAATCCGTTTCTTTCGCTTATCTTCCTTCCAGGGTTGCCCGGAAATATATGATGCTCTTCAAGCCACACTTTGCTTTGGCACAAATAACATTCTTTTTCAGTTTGAAGTATGCTTTTCATTTTTTATAAACTCCCTTGCACCCTTCAAACTCCAAAATACACTTTTACCTCGACGTTCTTCTTGTGATATGTACTTTTTCACATCTTCTATTTCATCTTCTGTCGGTCTAAAATATCCCTTGCCATCTTGCATATTTAAAATAGGCACATCACGTCTTAAACGAGATATTTCTTCTCTAAGCATTCTGTCTGATAATCCTGTTACCATCATAAGTTCATTTTGTGTTATTGCATTTTGTTTTCCAAAAGGAATAAAATCAATTACATTCATTTTCCCTTCTCCTGCATCATTATTAGTTTTTCAATCTCATAAGGCGGAAGTGTTTCAATGTTTAATGCTCTGCAATCTTCTACCGCAAGATTTATAAGGTCCGACATCTGTTTTGTATTGTATGTACTTGAGCCGTAATACAAAATAACATTAGTGCATCCTTCAAGTTTAGAATCAAATACATCTGTTACCCATCCAATGCCGTTGTGATGCCAACCTGATATAAGTTTGTCAAGTGCATCGTTAACAACACAAACAACCTGATTATTTCCGCCAATATTTCTTATGTGCATTTTGTATATCTCTTCTTTTGGCAGTTTCATCTTTTCTGTAAGCTTGTCAAGCAAAGTCCAATAGTACGCATTTGCATCGTTTGACCGTTTTTTCATTTCTTGCTTTATTGTAAGTACATATTCTTTTCCTTCCTTAAATGTATCGGCAAGGCGAAGCGCATCGCCGATAACTTTAGGAAATGTTTGTTTTGTAAATTTAAACTCTGTCATATTACTTTACCTTTTTCTGCTGCCAAGTATATGCTATGCTTCTTTGTGTTTCGTTGCCTATACCAAGTGATACAATCTGCTTGTCCACTACATCCATATCAAAAACAACAAATCTGTCTTTGGTTTTGAATTTGCCTTTGTCCTCTTTAATATCAACAAGTTTCTTTTCTTCGCCTTTATCGTTTTTTACTATTTTGTTCGGTATCCATATAAAAGGCGCGGTGTAAAGTTCTCTGCCAATTCCCCAATTAAAACAAGCACGTTTGAAACTGTCAGATGCTTCGCCTTTTTCTTTTTCCGTATAACTTTCTGCACCGCAGTCCCATTTTGTTACCCACATACCTTTTACTTCGTCATATATAGCAACACCACAGTATATATTGTTTTTAAGTTCTTTGTGGTCTCTTTGCCATCCATTTATGCCGACTGTTTCATCAAGTATGTTCATATCACATCTTGCATCTTTATATAATAAAAGCGAAACACCACTGTCGGTAACAGTTGCTACTCTTACATCAACTTCATCGGCCCTCAAATCCCTAAACTTTAAATTGTTTATATCAATCATTTTCTTCCGCCCTCATTTCCGTTACTCTTGAACAATATAAATCGGCAAAATGCAATACTAATTGTAATGGTCTTTCTTTGCCATTCAAACTGTATTTTGCATCGCCATACATTCCGTTATGATGATATATTGCAAACTCTTCATCTTCAGTTAAATCAATGAATTTGCATATATTTTTAAGACCCCTCGCTTCGTGGCTCATAAAACTTAATGACGAATCAACAACGTATGGCTTTGACTTACTTCGTTCCCCACTCTTTAAAACGTTTGGTGCATAATACATCTTGTCAATTTCTCCTGCTTTGCCTATATCGTGTAAAAGACAAGCAATTATCAAACTGTCTTCTGATATAACATCTTCAGGAATATTCCAGGCAACGCATAACGAATATGCAAAATCATATACATTTAAAGAATGTTCTAAAAGTCCGCCCTCATAACACAAGTGATATCCGGTTGAACACGGCGCATCAAAAAATCCCGTTTTTTCCAAAAAATTAACTAACGCACCAATATTAAGGCGGTCAGTTTTATAAAGTAATCCAACAAATGTGTTTTTAAGTTCTGTTCTATCCATTTTCTATCTCTCCTAAAATTTATTTACCGAAGCGGAAAAGGACTTTGCCTGGCTGTACTCATATATATTAAGGAGATTTAATGTCAAAATTGCTTCGGTATTGACAAAGTCCTTTATTTATGCTATTATAAATTTGGTTGTTGGGTCGCTTTTTTAGCGGCTCTTTTTTTGTCAAAAAAACATATTATGTATATTGCTAACGCACATCCTGCACTTTGCAATAATGCTTGTACTAACGAAATATCGTCAATCTCCCACGAACCAAATGAGCCGACAATCGCAAGTGCAAGCAACATAATCACTACTTCTTTTATCGTTTGTTTCATTTTTACACCTTCTTTCTTTTAAACATATCCACCAGGTGGAAAATATTCTACAAATTCATCATGTGAAATATGTAGATAATCAAGTATTTTATATGCTTCATCAACCGTGAAACTTTCTTTTCCTGCAAATCTATTTGTGAGCCACGTTGTAGATTTTTTAAGCAGTTTTCCTATCTCAGTTTGATATATACACTTTTCATACATTACTCCTCTGAGTTTGCTATATTTGCGCATATCAACATCTCCTAACATAATCAATTTTTTGATTTTTTTAAAGAAAACAAAATAATGTAAAACAAAAACTTATGTAAAAGGGATTTATCCCTTATCCATCATATTTTGCATCAAGCATTTTAAATATCATGCAGTCTTTGTATGCCAAATTGCAGTACTGTTCTCGATGTAGTCTTCTCTCTTCAACCGATGCAAACAATAAGTTAATGTTGCACTTGTCTGTAATTCCTTCACACATTACACTCTTTTTTCCGCTTGATATAAAAAATGGACATCGAGCAAGTATGCAATCATATATTCTTGGCAATACAACACCTTCTTTTTAATTATTCAGTATTTTTGACTTATTTTTTGTCCTGTGTTATAATCACTTTTTAAGGAGTGATTATAATGAATTTTGATATTTGCCAAATTTACAAAGGAAAGAAACTCATGTGGACTCTTCCTTGCAAATTTATTAAAAAAAGTGATTTGTGCGACGAACACTTTCTGATTCCAAACAAACAAAGAATAAAACCCGGACATATTATTTCTATTAACAATCAGGAAAAATTTTATGTTACCGACGTTCGTCTACATCGACCTCAAGATACCCATGTTGAAATATATTTTGAAACCATTACTAAGCACAAAGCAAAATTTTTTAATTTTTGGATACCTACAACCATCTCAATAGTTGCTCTTCTTCGACCTGAAATTATAAAACTTATAAATTTTTTAATAAATCTCATAAAAAAGTTCGTATGAGAGCAAGAATTGATATTGCAAACGGAATCCACCAATACTTATCATAAAAACTCTTTTTCTTTGATTCCATTCTCTCGTTATATGTCATGGAAGTTCTTCTTTTTCTCTTCAACCCTTCACACCTCATTTCTCTAATTTGTTATCGTTTAAGCAACACTGTCTGTAAAAAAAATTTCGCTACTTAAGTTATATTTTTTTCTTAATGCATTTATTTCCGATAGCGAAAAGTCTGATTGTCCATTGATTTTGTTACTTACTGTTGCAAGATTTAAACCCAAAAAATCAGCTATCTCTTGATAATTTAAGCCATTTTCTCTAATCCAACCTTTAAATTTCGCATATGGTTTATGGATTTTTGTAGGCATAACATCTACTCCTTTCACTTTGTTGCTTTTATGATAACACCTTTTTGTTGCTTTGTCAACAACTTTTTTTGTTTTTTTAAAACTTTTTTTGTTTTTTCCTAAAAAACTATTGCTTTTTCGATAAAATGATGTTATTATTTTGTTGCGGAGGTGTAAACATATGTTTGGAAAAAGATTAAAAGAATTGCGAGAACGCAACAAATTTTCAATGGACAAAGTCATTGAGTTATATAATGAAAGATTTAACGGGAAAATGAACAAGAGTACTTTAAGTAGATACGAAAACGGATTGCAAGAGCCAATTTATACTGTTGTTGTAAATTTAGCCGAATTATTCAACGTTTCTGTAGATTACCTTTCCGGGAACGATAACATAGACATTTTCAAATTTGATAATATATCCCCTATTAAAACAAAAAAATTCCGTATGCTTGGCAAAATTGCTTGTGGCGAACCTATATATGCAAATGAAGAATACGAAACATTTATAGAAGCAAGCGCTAATATAAATGCAGATTTTTGTTTAACTGCAAAAGGCGATAGTATGATAAACGCACGAATATTTGATGGCGATGTTGTATTCATTAAATCACAACCTGATGTTGAAAACGGAGAAATCGCAGCAGTTATTATCGGAGAAGAAGTTACATTAAAAAGAGTATATAAATATACAAATCGAATTGAACTTCGCCCGGAAAATCCATTATATGATGTTCAAAATTACGAAAATGAAAAACTTGAAGAAATAAGAATACTCGGTAAAGCAGTTGCTTTCCAAAGTTATGTGAAGTAGGATAATATTAGAGAGGTTGATTAAAAATGGATTTTGAATCCACACTTTTATGTATAGTGTTTTTCGCTTTTTTAGGTGGTTGGAGATTTTATGAACATCTAAAAAAACTTCATTATAACCAAAATATGTTTAAAAAAGTCGGATGGATAGCAGAAAAAGAAAATATAACAATGTATTACGATAGTTCGGTAGATTTGCGCAACGAAGAATTACTCTACTATATTATGCAAGAGCAAAGCAATTCTAATCTATCTAAAGAGTTTCGTGTTAATTTTGCGAATGATAGCGAAAAAAAGTATGCAGAAGAGATATTAGAATATCATAGAAAAAGTGTTATCAAATCATACTTTTCTAATTTCTTAACAAAAACAAAAAACATTTGTAAACTCAATTCATTAGAATATTATTTGTATTCATTGTATAATTTTATCTGCGACGAACTTAATGAATACAAACATAATCAAGATAAAATATATGAGAATAAAGAATGGCTCGATGAAACTTATTTCACCTGTCAATTAACTGATTATGGAAGAACATATTACAAACTATATTTAATTACGCATCTATTCATCATAAAAAATGAAAAAACAAGGTTACTTTTTGAATATATAAATCCCGAACAAAAAAATAATATTATGAAATATTTGCAAAATAACGAGGTCAAATTTTGGAGTTATAGACCTTAAAAAACGGAAGGAATGAAACCTATGTCAGAAAAAATTATTGATATATGCACAGAATGCGGAGAAAAAACAGAAGTTATTATTGTAGATGAAGAAACAAGATTGTGCGAAGATTGTTTGGATGAATTGAATTATATAAAATGCGACCGTTGTAACGAGTATTGGTTGTGGGATGTGGTCGAATTTCATGAAACAGAAGACGGAGAAAACATATGTGAATATTGTAATGAAAATTAAGACAATAAAAAATCGACCTGCTACCAACAAGTCGATTTATGTGGTACTACCAATACCACGCAAGATATGCTAAACACATACCCTTAAGCAAGTATATTTTAGCATATCCTTTTTTAAATGTCAAATTTTATAAAGGAGTGTAAAATATCATGGCAAAAAGAACAAATGTTGCTACGTGGCTTGAAAAATATCAACGTTGGCAAATAAAAGTACAAAAAGATGGAATAAGAAAAACATTCACTTCATCAACACCCGGAAGAAAAGGGAAAACTGAATGTCATATAAAAGCAGATGAATGGCTTGAAGATGATATAACAAACACAAAAGAAAAAATATCTTCTTTGTTTAAGAAGTGGCTTGAAACTTTAAAAATCACAACCTCAGAAACAAATGTAAGGCAATACACCAGTTACTATAATAATTGGATAAATCCAAACATAGGAAATATTCAAATTGGAAATCTTAATGAGCAACACTTACAAGATGTTATCAACAAAGCATACCGAAAAGGATTATCAAAAAAAACATTGTCTAATATTAGAGGGTGTTTATTAGGATTTATAAAATACTGTCGAAAAACAAAACACACAACACTCTTTCCCGAAAGTCTTTGTGTTCCAAAAAATGCACCCGAAGGAGAAAGAACAATACTGCAGCCAAACGATTTAAAAATTTTATTTAACAGTAATAAAACAATAAGATATAAAGATGAAACAGATGAATTTTATATAAATGCATACCGCTTTGCAGTTCTTACTGGATTGCGACCTGGCGAGTTAATAGGATTACAATGGCAAGATATAGAAAATGATACAGTTAAACTCAAACGTTCTATAAATTCTGATAATAAAATAACGAACGGAAAAAACAAAAACGCCATTAGAGCATTTGATTTGACGGAATTTGCTAAAAAAGTAATACAAGACCAATGGCATCTGCAAATGCAATGCCACATAAAAAGCAAATTCGTTTTTTGCAATATATACGGTGGTCAAATAAAACAAGATAATCTTTTAAAACGATGGAAAGCATACTGCAAATATAATAATATTACAAAATGTACAATGTACGAAATAAGACACACTTTTGTTTCACTTGCAAAAACACTTCCCGAAGGTATGGTAAAATCGTTGGTAGGACATAGCAAATCGATGGATACTTTCGGAACGTACGGCCATGAAGTATCCGGAGAAAGAAAGTCAACCGCAATGGAACTCGAAACAATTTTTGAAAAATACATTTAA